TGAAATATTGTCAAAAGAGAAAATAACAAGGGTGAAATATTTCACTCCTGATAAAGAGAAATTTATTTATGAAGAGAACTGGAAGAAATATGAAAAATATTTACAGTCTAATATCATCAAAAATCGAGATGTAAAAGATACAACATACAAGAGATATAGAGGATTGTTCCGACATTTTCTCATGTGGTTAGGAGAAAATTATGGTGAATTAGATTTATATTCTGATGAATTTATGGAAAATGCAGTTGATATTATGGAAGCATATATGCTTTTCTGTCAGGAAACATTGATGAATCATAAGAAGATAATCAATATGAAGATTTCTGCCGTAAGTTCATTCTATATTTGGTCTATGAAGCGTGGATTTGTTAAATATCATCCTTTTGATGGTAAACTTGACAGAATGAAGAAAGCTAACGAGGAACAGATTCTTAATCATTATTTCTTAAATGATGAACAGATTGCAGCTATTAGAGCAGATTTGTATAGGACAGAGAATAATAAATGGACAATACAAGATCAGTTATTATTTGAAATCGCACTCTTCTCCGCTAATAGAATTGGTGCTTTAGAGAAACTTACTGTATCGTCTCTTGACTTAGACAATATGGTATTTGAGTCAATACGTGAGAAGGAAGGATACCGTGTGGAAGTTTCCTTTGATGATACTTGTAGAGATATGCTTGAAACATGGTTATCTATGAGACATGATGACTATGATCATCTTGAATGCGATGCATTGTTTATTCATAAATATAAAGATAAGTGGATTCCTTGGACACAAGGTATGATTCACGATAGAATGAGAAAATTTGGAAAAATTATTGGCATTCCAGACCTGCATTGCCATTGCATCCGTAAAACTTCAATAAATAAAATTTATGAAGATACTGGTGATTTAAACCTTGCATCACAGTGGGCGAACCATAAAAATAGTTCCACGACTCAAATGGCATACATCAAACCTGTCTCAAAGACAGAATTAAGAGACAAATTAAAACTTTTGAAATTCAAACAGAAAGAACTTGAAAAGGAAGCTGAAAAAGAAGGCATTTAGAAGATACTGAGGATTCCGATGAAGCTTTCGTCTAACCTTTGACAAATTCAAAAAACATGCATTCTTAAAACAAAAGAATAAATAAATACAACAACTTATCTATAGGTAGAAAATGGTTCTCTACACACTCTTCGGAGTACCTGAGATGATGGATACACCGCCCATCATAGATAATATAATACAAGCTGCTCACATCCAAAAGAAGTGAGGGCGGTCTGTCAATCCGTTGATAGATTTTTACAAGTGAGCTGTCACTGACCGATATGTGACATAAATATAAAGGTCGGTTTGCGAAATTATTGACCTTTGGAATGGTCTAAAACTTCCCACTGCTACTGCTCATTGGCGGTGTTATGGAGAGGTCTTGCCTTAGTAGACGATTAACATATTTTGGCATTTACTATTCATATAGCATTGTAAGTCCTAAAACGGTCAATATCAACCATAGAAGTGATCGTGCCTCTCTACGTTAATGAGAACCTTTAATAAGTAAAACACAACTTCTATTAGTCGTTTTGTAAGGTATGGATTTATCGCTAAATTATATCTGAGTTTTTGAGATAGAAATAGCGAATGACTACTGGGCGGTCTGACATCTGGAAAGACAGATAAATATGGAGTGTCACTATATAACGCAATATATTTTGGGTGACACAGGTAGTAATCTCCTTCTCGTGCGTTGGTTAGCGAGTAAATCTGATTAAAGTGATTTTGAAAAGCATGGATACCTAGTGTGTCTAATTTATAAACTGGATGTGTACAGTCCAATATCAGCTAGTTAGTGCTTTATGTTGATTATCATAGCGGAATGACGAGCAATGGAAGCTCACTTGGCTCATAACCAAGAGTATGCAGGTTCGAGTCCTGCTTCCGCAATTCAATGATTAAAAGGAAAACGAAAAAATAAAAGAAAGGAGTATGTATTATGGCAAGCAGATTGATTATTGAGCAAGAGCCATTAAAAGTTGGACAGGTTCGTAAAGTTACATCCAACAATGGTGAAAAAATAGATTCTATTACTTTACTCTTGAACAATAACGTGGAAATTTTGTTCGTGCCACGGAATGACGGAACATTAGATTTTTCAGTAAGTGATCCACAGTTTGATACGTCAAATTTAGATTGCTCTATTGATAAAGAAGTATTGCGTGATTTATTTATGGCTATTAGAGACGGATATAAACAAGTAATTGCAAACGAAAGCGAGGGTACAAATTTATGAAATTAGATCAGAAATTTAATGTAGAAAATGATATTGCAAGTGTAGACATTACGGTTACAAGTCTTGGTACTGCTGATTTGACAAGTGAGCAGGAAAAAGAATTACTTGCAAATTACAATAAGTATATCGAGTATAGCAAAATACAGTTCAAGGGAAATATCAAGCTTAATAATGGCGTTCCAGAAGTAACAACAGATCCAAAAGACGATTCTACTATTGTTGAATTGGAGATTACGGATGTAACAAATGAGAGAAAACTTATCAATGAAGATTTAGCATTTCATTTTGAAAGAGACGTAACAAAATATCCTGATACAGTATTAAATACTGTTCTCGATAAGAAGGAACTGTATGCACAGGCTCAGTGTGTATTATTTGCTACGAAAGTTAAGGAGGCTGTTACTGAGAAGTTGGCTGAAATTCGTACATTGAATAATGCTTTTGAAGGAACTACAGAATATACTCTGTAAAAAATAATGGGTGGTACTCTTCCACCCTACAAGGTCTGTTCGTCTAGCGGTCTAGGACATCGCCCTTTCACGGCGGCAACAGGAGTCCGAATCTCCTACAGATCATTAAATAGCTGATACTTAAATGGACAGCGAGGCTATACATTTTTTGTATAGTAACAGAGAGTCGCTTCATGAGGTGACTCTTTTATTATGTAGTATTGGCAGAGTTGGTATTACACCTGATTGCTAATCAGAGGTCATTGTTTATTCGGTGCATAGATTCAAGTCCTGCTATCCAGATTTTATGCGGTAAACCTGATGTGAAAACCTATTTTTTGGATGCATACGAAACTTAGGCGTGTAAGCTCAACACTTACAACCGCCCTATACAGTTATAATCAGTTTGGCGACTGATTGGTAAATATTTTAAAGAAAGAGTCATTTCCTTTGGAGGTGGCTCTTTTGTTATGGTCAGATGTCCGAGTCTGGTTTATGGTGTCTGTCTTGAAAACAGATGTGTGGAAACGCACCGTGGGTTCAAATCCTACTCTGACCGCTTATTTGAATAAAAAAAGACTGCCTATTTTTGCAAATAAGCGGTCTTTTGTAAATTTAATATTTTAACATCTTATTTATATAATCTATTTCTGATTGTGTTGCATTTCTTGTGTATAAAGCTCCAGGTATTCTTTTCCAATCATGAAGTTCAATCCATCCATTCCTTGAATCCCTTTCTAGTTTTTCTAAATCATTCATTGTAAGTTTAGATAGGTCTACTTCATGTACATGATATGTGCCACAATCTCCATGAGTATGACCGGAATCGTAGAATATCAATTTCCCTGCGCCATTAAACAAAGTAATAGATGCCATAATTGAGTACCTCCTTTATATTAATCTTACATTTTAAGTTTACAGTATAATAGGAAGAAGGTCAACATTTTATTTTGGATTATATAAAATATTTATGACAAAATTGCACTTTCATAGTGTTTTATAAGTTGAATTTTTATGAGAAGTGGTATTGTTACTGCTTCTCTTTTTATATTGGAATAAAAGGAAAGAAGGTGAAACAATGGCTAAGGTTTTAGAACCAATTTCAGACGCCGAATTAAAGAAAATTACAGTTGTGAATTTGCGAAATGAATATAAAAAGCTTGCAAATTTCTATCAGCGTATTATGAACAATGAGCTAATATATTGTAGCCATTGTGGACAATGGAAAAGTGCAGCAACATTCTACTCTTCTAAGGCAAGTCCTGATGGTATTGAACATTATGCTTGCAAAGAATGTATATTAAACGAATGTACTGACTATGACAAAAAAAATAATATACGAACTGATAATCGTGAGAAAACCATAGAAACATTTAGAAGACTTAATTGGTATTTTGATGAAAATGTTTACAATGAACAGTTACAAAAACTCTCTGAACAAACAGGAGAAAAAATAAGAAGCACTGCTGTTCAACAGTGGATTGTAATTTGTAGAAGCCTAAATGATTATAGTCAAAAAACTTATAAAGATTCGGTGTTCTCGATAGATGATGAATCAATGCCTGAAACAAATACAAGGATTGTCCAAAAAACTCTCAAATCTGCAAAAAAGCGATTTGGAAATAACTATAATAATGAAGAACTTATGTATCTTGAGACGGAATACCAAGACTGGACGACACGTTATCCTTGTGAAAATAAATCTCAGGAACTTTTATTTAAACGAGTGTGTTGTAAGGAACTTGAGATAGATAATGCTCAGAAAAATGGAAAAGATACAAAAGATTTAGATGCTACTTTACAGAATTTATTAGGAAGTTTAAATATCAAACCTAATCAGAAAACTGCATCTGAATTAACTGACAATCTTACATTTGGACAGCTTATTGATAAATGGGAAGGTGAATGGGACGGTGGAAAACCGATTCCAGAACCAGAAGGTGAATTCAAAGATCCTGATAAAATTGGACTCTTAATTGATGTTTTCTTTAAGGGACATTTATCTAAAATGATGGGATTGAAAAATGCTTTTTCATCTACATATGAAAAATTCATTTCAAAATATACAGTTAAGAAACCTGAGTATGATGAGGATACTGATTCAGAAGCATTATTTGATAAGATATTTGGTCAAAAAGCTGAAGAGGAGGTATAGCTTATGCCTCAATTAAAAACTCAGACGGAAATAGAGAAAGACAAACAACAAAAGATAATGGAGACGATTGCATGGAAAGCTGGATATTATCGTGCCAATCCACATAGGTATGTATCTGAGGTCTTGGGATTATCTCTTAAGTGGTTTCAGCAAATTCTTTTGTGGTGCATGATGCATTACAATTTTGTTATGTATCTCGCAGCAAGAGGTCAAGGAAAAACCTATCTTACTGCTCTCTTCTGTTGTGTAAGGTGTATTTTATTTCCTAGTACAAAAATAGTTGTTAGTTCTGGAACTCTAAAACAGGCTAACGAGGTCTTGTTGAAAATACAAGATGATTTCATGAAACAATCTTCCATATTACGTTCTGAAATAGAAAAATGTAATATTGGTCAAAATGACGCTTCTATTTATTTCAAAAATGGTTCATGGATAAAAACAAGAACCAGTTCAGAAAATTCAAGATCAGCCAGAGCAAATTGCATAGTCGTGGATGAATTTCGTATGGTCGATGAAACAGTTATCAATACTGTATTGCGTAAATTCTTAACAAGTCCAAGACAGCCAAAATATTTACAAAAACCTGAATATGCTCATATGCAGGAAAGAAACAAAGAAATATATATGTCCAGTGCATATTTTAAAAGTTCATGGGCTTATAGAAAAGCACAAAGTTATACTCTTAATTTCTTTGATGACACAAAAAAATATTTCATATGTGGATTACCTTATCAGGTATCGGTGCGTGAAGGATTACTCTCTCGTTCTCAGCTTGAAGATGAAATGAGCGAAGCTGATTACAATGAACTTGTTCAGCAGATGGAAATGGAATGTCTGTGGTTTGGTGATACAGATGGTAGTTTGTTTAAATTTGATGAATTAACTGCTCGTAGAAGACTTCGCAAAGCATTTCCACCATTGAGTTTCTGCAATGACAAAATAACAATTCCGAAATTAACAGCTACTGGTAAAAGAATACTATCTATTGACGTTGCTCTTATGCAATCTACGAAAAAGAAAAAGAATGATGCCTCTGCTATTTTTATCAACGACTTAATTCAAGTAAATGATACTGCATATCAATCAAATTTCGTATATGGCGAAACTTTTGAAGGTTTGAAAACAGACGAATTAGGAATGATTGTTATGAAATATTTTTATGAGTATCAATGTACAGATTTAGTTTTAGATACAAACGGAATCGGATTGGGGGTATATGATTTTATTACCAAGGATCAAATTTGTCAAGAAAACGGCAAAAGATATCAGGCAATGACTTGTATAAATGATAAAGATATGGCTGAACGATGCAAAGTTCGTGATGCTAATAAGGTTGTTTGGTCTGTAAAAGCTAATGCTAATTTTAATAATGAGATATGTGTGTTACTTAGAAATGGTATACAGAATGGAAAAATTAATTTCCTTATTCCTGAACAAGATGCGGATAGCTCATTAAAAGAAACATATAAAGGATACTTTAAAATGTCTCCAACAGAGCAAGCTAAATTGAAAATGTCATATATACAGACAACATTTGCAGTTTACGAATTGGTCAAATTGGATCATGAAGTTAAAAACGGAAATATCAAAGTCAAAGAAGTGGAAGGTATGAGGAAGGATAGATATTCCTCTATTGCTTACTCTTACTGGTGTGCTTGTCAATTGGAATTAAAGTTGAAGCCTAAAACACAGGATACACAATCATTAGTTTCAAAGCTTACAATCCGTAAAGCAAAATACAATTAAGGAGGTGCATTATCAAATATGCCTAGACCTAAGAAAGTAGATGCAAATTCTAATGCACCTGCTAAAATAAATAATTCACAGAAGAAAACTACTTCTTCTACTCCCAAACAGCCAACCGCAAATGAAATGCGTGAATGGTATGAGAAAAATAAAAGTAGACTTGAACGTTATGAAGATGCAACAAGTGCAATTACAAGTCTTCGAGATATTCAGAAATCCAAGACATATACTACAATTAGTAATTATTCCAAGGAAGATGTAAAAGATTATATTAAAAACATTTCTTCTAGTGAAGCAAGTCTTAGAAGTCTATCTCGTTATCTTTATTATCGTTCAGAAATCTACTATCGTCTTTGTAAATATTATGCAAATCAAATTGATTTATCTATTCGTAACATAGTTCCACCATTTATAATTTCAGATAATAATGACGTAAAATCCACATTGCAAAAGTATCAAGAGACAGTTGATGTTGTAGATACTCTTGGATTGAATTATGAGTTTCGTAAAGCTGCATCTATAACACTTCGAGAAGACGCATTTTATGGATGTGCTTATTATACTGAAGGACAAGGAATGTTTATTCTTCCGCTAGATCCATCATATATGAGAATTGCAGGTGTATTTCCTGATGGTTCATTTGCATGTGCAATGGATATGAGCTATTTTAAGCGAAATTCCGAGCTATTGGAATATTGGGGAGAGCCATTCAATAGTATGTGGAATACATATCAAAGTACAAATGAAAAATATCAGTTAATTCCCGAAGAATATAATGTATGTATTAAATTCAGATCTGAGGATTGGGAAACAATTGTTCCTGTACTTACTCCTATATTCTTATCATTAATTGACCTTATGGATGCTTCTGATTATCAGGCAGTTCAACAAGCAGCCAATATTTATAAATTGGTGTGGCTTGAAATGAAAACTATGGGTAATGATGTAGATGATTGGGCTGTAAATCCAGATATAATGATTCAATATTTCAATCGTATGCTTGAAGAGGCATTACCACCATACATCTCTGCTGCTATTGTTCCTGGCGAATTACACGAGATAAGTTTTCCAGATGATGCAACAGGTGATGTTACAAAAGTTGAAAAAGCTACAAAGGAAATTCTAAATACGGCTGGTGGTGCTCAGATATTAAATTTAAATTCTGCATCAAACTCTACTGCTTTTAAATATGGTGTACTTGCAGATTCTACATTTTCTATTTCAACTCTTATTCCACAGATTCAAGCTATTGTAAACAGACTTTTATCTAGTTGGATATCTGAACCTTGTAAGGTCAAATTCTTTGATGTTTCAATTTATCAGAAAGATGATTTTAAGAAATCTATTTTGGAATCGTGTCAAAACGGATTACCAAATAAGATTCTTTATAACACGTTAAATGGTGTATCTGAGAAAGATACTCTTGCTATGAACTTCTTGGAGGAAGATTGTTTAAATCTTGGCGAAAGGCTTAAACCATTTAACACATCATATACACAATCTGGTGATAATCAAGGTGGTGGTCAAGAAAAAGACCAATCAGATTTAAGTGATGAAGGACTCAAGACAAAAGATCAAGATAAGAACAATAAATAAGGTGTAGATGGATTATGAAACAGAAATTTATAACAACCCAAGATACCCCTACTGCTACTCTTTTATCTCAGCAAGGATATCAACAGGTACAAAATTCTAATGGTATTTATGTATTTTTGAATACTGACAAGTTTCGGTTTTCAAATGAAATAGATATAACAAAAATTCAGTATAGCAACATGCTAACATTTTAACCACTCTCCTATCTTGAGTGGTGTATTAATTAAGAAAGGAGGAATAGGTTAAATAATGCCAAAGATCATTAAAAAGAAAATTTTAACTGAAGATGATTTATTAAAATTTTGCCAAGAACAGAAATTTGCAAAATTCAGTTCTAAAGATACTGGCTATCAGTTGGCTTTAAAAGTACCTACTACTTTTGAGATAGATGATACCGTAGACGAAAATCATCGTGGAATGATGCGTCTTAAATTCAGAATTTTTCATACAGGACTTAACAGAAATAAGAGTTATGTATCAAAGGATGCTGCTGAGAAAGCAATGAATACAATTGCCGACAGACCTGTGTTAGCTGCAATCCATCAGCTTGACGATGGCAGTTGGGATTTCGAAGGTCATGAGATGGAAATTGTTAAAGACGAAAAAGGTAAAGAAGAACTGAGATATATTGAATCTCAAGTTGGTTCTTTCTCATCTGAACCTGCATTTTGGGAACATGATGATAACTTAGATAAAGATTATGTATGTGCTTATGCTTATATAAGTGAAGAATACACAAAGGCTTGTGAAATTATTCGTGCAAAACAGGGTTCAAAAAATAGCTGTGAGCTTTTTATTGATGAACTCTCTTACAACGCCAAGGAGAAGTATCTTGAATTAAACGATTTCTATGTAAATGCTTCGACTTTGTTAGGAAGTCATGATGATGGTACAGAAATTCAAGAAGGTATGGAAGGTTCTCGTGCTGATATTGCAGATTTTAGTGTTAATAACAATTCAGTAAAATTTGACAAAGATGAAAAAATGATTGAACTCTTAGAAAATCTTAACAAGACACTTTCTAATTTCAATAAAGAACAGACTCCTGTTCAAACACAATCAAAGGAAGGAGGAACAAATAACAAAATGACAAAATTTGAAGAGTTACTTGCCAAATATGGTAAGACTGCTGAAGATGTAACATTCGACTATACAGAAATGTCAGATGAGGAACTTGAAGCAAAATTCGCTGAGATGTTCGATGATGACAATTCAGAAGGAGACAACTCAGGTAGCGGAGAATCTGGTGAGCCTTCCAATGATGGAGAAGGTGATGGCGAAGGAGCTTCTGATCCAGATGGTAATGAAGGAGAAAGTCAGACTTTTGAAAAGATTGTTCGTACATATGAAATCAGTCATGAAGATACAAGATATGCACTTTACCAGCTTTTATCTGAATATGAAGATGCTGATAATGAGTGGTACTTTATCAACGCTGTTTACGATGATCATTTTACATATGAGAACTGGAATGGTGATAAAATCTTCGGTCAGAACTATACAAAAGACGGTGATAATGTAGCTTTTGATGGAGAAAGATACAATTTACATCGTGAACTTTTAACAGATAGTGAATTTGCAGAGTTACAGTCTATGCGTTCAAACTACGCTGCACTCAAAGAGTTTAAGGAGACAGCAGAAAAGAATGAACTTCATGCAAAGCGTGAGGAAATTCTTGCAAATGAAAACTTTGCTTCTATTTCTGAAAAAGATGAAGAAGGAAATTTCATTAATAAGGATTTTGAGAAACTGTATACAAATATGGATAACTACTCTCTCGAAGATTTAGAGAAGGAAGCAAAACTTATCTATGCAGATTCTAACATGAAGACTTTTGCAGCTACCACTGATAAAACTCAGAAAAAATCAACTGTGAAAGTATTCGCTAATGTAAACAAGTCTAAGAAAGATAACCGTTACGGAAATCTTTTTAGCAAATAAAACAAGAAATATAAATCAATGTAATGACACTCAAATTGAGTGTCTTTTTTAATGCAAAAATTTAAGGAGGAAAAATAAATGATTCAGATGACTATTGCAAAACATGCAGTGGCTTTCCCTTCTAAAGTTCTCGCAAGAGATGGTGGAAAGCATATTTATAACATTCAGTTAGCAGAAGCAGCAAGTGCTTATGTAGACAACGGATGGTTCGTTGGTAAGGGTGAATTCGTAGAGTTAGATCTTTATAAAGCAACAGCACCTACTTCATTTGAAGGAAAGGTCGTTGGTAAGTCAAATAATGGGAATTTCTATGTAGAAGTAGTAACTCCTGGAGATGCCCTGTTTGTATACCAGGTGCCAATGATCGAGGAGACATATAGCAACACATTTAAGAAAGAAAGCAACTATACAAATGCTCCTACTCAGGTAGTTAGAGCTTATGAACTCGCAGTTGGTGATGTAGTTGAAATTTCAGCAGATGGATTTTCTGGTGAAATCGCTGTTAAAGACGGTGTTGAACTCAAAGCCATTTCTGGTGTAACTGCCGCTATGCAGCTTACAAAGAAAGCCTAATTTTTGAGAAAGGAGAAATAAATAAATGTTAGATACAAGTGTAAAAAATCTTATGTTTGACCTCGGTGCAGGTCGTGAAATTTATGATGCCGATTCTAATCGTGTAATTTCTAAGGCAGAAGCTAGTGACACAATTAGAAAGGCTTGTTTTGAATACCTTGGACTTACCAAGGATTCTTCTAATAAGCAGATTAAGAGAGCGTTAAATTCTGAGAGAGGAACACAGTTCTTCGAGGTAATTGAGGAAATTATTGATACTCAGATTGCTCATGGTCTTTCTGAGAATGAGTTTTTCAACAATTATGTTGAGTCAAAGAATATGAAAGATGGAGACGTAAATGAATTCTGGGCTGATGATGAAGTATTACTTACTGTAAGTAAGGTCAGCGGTGACGCACATGATTTATCCATCCAGCGTTTAGGTTCTGGTCAGTCTTATCATGTTGATACAGCAGTATATGGTATTAAGGTTGGTGGAGATATTCGTCTCTTCTTAACTGGTCGTAAGGATTGGGGTGCTTTCGTGGATGCGGTTGTTAAGGCTTATATCCAGAAGGTTCAGATGCTCATTTCTTCTCAGTTTGCAAATGGTGTAAACCTTATTCCTGTTCCTGCTACTCTCAAGGGTACTGGTGCTTTAGCTGCTTCTACAAAGGCTCAGTTTGATGCAATTATCGAAAAGGTTGGTGCTGCTAACGAAAGCGGTGTTGTAATCATGGGTACTAAGACAGCATTAAAGTCTCTTAATGCTCTTACAAAGGTTGATTGGGCTGATCCTGCTAATTCAATCAAGGAGTCTGTAGCAAACACAGGTATTATCGGTGGCTACGAAGGAACACCTCTTATGGAGATTCCACAGAAGTTTACTGATAAGTCTCTTGCTACTCCTATCGTTGATAACAAGAAGCTTTATATCATGCCAGCAGTTGATGATAGATTTATCAAGTTTGTTGACTATGGAGAGACTGAACTTGAAGTAAACGAAAAGGGTGCTACTAAGGATGATATGCAGTCTTATGAGGTACAGAGACGTATGGGTGTTGCAACTCTTATGACTCGTTATCATGGTGAGTGGGATCTGTAAGATTTACTTATAGATTGATTATACGGAGAGTGGATTGCCACTCTCCTATTTTGAAAGGAATTAAAAGGAAATGGCATATACAAAGAAAACTACTGCTACTACTGGTAGTACAGAAAAGATAACAAAAACTACAGAAGTTAAAGAAGATGTAAAAACATTCTCACCCGAAGATACTGTTCCATGTCGCTCATTAGTAAGTGGTGGACTTTATATTGAGGGAGCACGTTCACATATCCTTTATAGCTGGGCTGACTGTGGAGATGTAGTTGATGTTGAATATAGAGATTTAATTTATCTCGTTAGAACTCGTGAAGATGTAAACATTTATTCGCCAAGAATTATTATTGAAGATGAAGATTTTGTTGAACAGAATAAATCTGTAAAAGACTTATATGAGTCTATGTATGAAACAAGTGACTTAAATGAGATTTTAAATCTTCCTGTTCCACAGATGTCAGAAACAATTAAGAAACTTCCAAAGGGAGCAAAGGAAGCCCTTAAAGGTATTGCTTCTACAATGATTGAATCTCACGCTCTTGATTCAGTTCACAGAATTAAGGCTCTTGATGAAATTTTTGGCACAAAAATGTTACTTACATTGGTTCAGGAATAGTAAAGGAGGCTCACAATGACGCTTCCATACGAAACAATTTTTTCACGAACAAGAGGACGAATTTCAGATATGAAAGAACTCTCTCTTGACGAAAACGATCTTAATGAAACATTGACTGAACGCTTACGCATGGTTGCAGGTGATGAACGAGTTATTAGAAAATTCGCTTCATTTAATATGGATGACGAAATCCAACAGATTGAATTTGAGATGCAATATCCTGTTAGCGATTTTGCAGATAAAGAATATGTTATAGGATTGTTTACTCTTGGAATGACAATTGAATGGTTAAAACCACAGGTTGACTCTGCAAAATTTACTGCTAGAGCTTTAGGAACAAAAGAAGAAAAAAACATGCAGAATCCATATAAAGATATGCAAAGTAGATTGGATACATTACAGCATGAATTTAGTAGAAAGCTTGCAAGTCATGGATATATTAATAATTCATATGTGCGAGGTGAATAACTATGGAATATATATATGGTTCGTTCACTAAAAGACAAATTAAAGAAGCTGCACATGCAATGCACAACGATGTTCATAAATTATTACTTTATAAGGATAATCGAATAGAAGAAAAAATATTTGAGAATAATGAAGCTTTTCTTATATTTTTCCAGAATGTCATGTTTAAATTTAGTGGAACAAAAACTCTATTTAATAACAATGGAATTATGGTCACATTAATGGCTACCTTGCAAGCTGCTTATGACGAAGTTACATCTGATGAGTTTGATTACATGACATTTCGTAGGGCTATTTTAGATAGTCACAATTATATTAAGCAGATGTTTGAAGGAGGTGTTGGTGATGCCAAGCTTACAGACAGCACGGCGAATCGCTAACGCCAAAACAAATAATGCGAAAACTTTAGGTCAGATTTATAAAGAAGAATCTGATTTTTTGATGGAAGAAACTTGGGATAACAGTATCACTTCCAAGACTTGTTATATCTATGATTATTTTCATGATGATTTTTTCACAGATGAACATGGAATTACACGTTCTCTTGCCGAAGGTATGACTTATGAAAATACCAATAAGACAAAAATAGATGCAAAGTTTATTATCAAATCTTATCAGTCAATGGATAAAGATCAAGTGGAATACTATATTATGTTTCGTCCAAGTCAGCCTGTAAGATTCAATGAAGGTGATGACCTTTATTATTATGAGACTGATTTTAGGAAACGCTATGGGGCAACATTTCCGATAGGACTTTTTGTGGACGTTCCAGATGATAGAGGAATTTATCATAAGTGGATTGTTTGTCGTGATGAACCTGCAAATCAGTTTCCAAAGTATCTGATTTTACCAGTAAATTATGAACTTACATGGATTGAAAAATCTAATGATAAGCGTATTAAGAGACGTATGTGGTGTTGTTTAAGACAACAGAATTCCTATACTATAGGCACTTACACCGACCGATATTTTACACATACTGATAATCAGGATAAGATATGGTTGCCAATGAACTCTATTACAGAGAAATTTTGGTACACTTCTGAAGATTCTAAAAATATGCGTGTTGTAGTAAGTGCTTTAACAGAACATCCTACAGTATGGACAGTGACCAAGGTTGAAAATTCAATGCCATTTGGTATTCAAAAACTTACTATATATACGGCATTTTGGAACGAGCATACCGATTATGTTAATCTTGAAACAGGCGAAATGTATGCGAACTATTTCGATTCAGAAATCACCCCAACAGATCCATCTAATCCAACCACTCCCCCATCTTCCATTACAGCAAGAATTTCAGCATCCACTTCAACAATCAAAGTTGGTGGCAGCTATAAAAATCTCACAGTAAATCTATTTAATGATTCCAATGAAGATATCACAACTGAATATGCTGATGCAACCTTTACATGGACTTGCTTTATTGATAATGAAGATTGGACTGATAAAGTAACATGGCGAGCTGGTACAGAGTACAATCAAAAGAAAGTAAAGTTTCCTAATGGCACTTCTGTTATCGGCAAAATATTGTCTGTTAAGTGTGAAATTGTTAAGGATAACTTGCCGATTGAATCTGAAATTTTGCCGTTGGAATTAACTGAATAGGAGGCGTTTTATGGCAGAAAAATTAGTTACAAAGAATGACTTGTTGAATAAGCTTCGTGCATATAACAACACTCCTGATGATGAAAATATTTTATATAAAAAAAAGATAGAAAAGGCTTTATTATCAAATCCTTGTTTACTTTATGCACTCAATGAAAAAACGTTAGAGCCTGAACTTTTTGATGATGATGGTAATATCAATTGGGAATGGAATAAAGAAAAGAGGGAATACGAGCCTCTTGGAGAATGGGATAGATATTTTTCAGATACAGCAGGCGATGGAAATATACTTCCGTATTTATTTATTCCAGACACTCAGACGAAAGTACGAAATTATCTTTGTTATCAAGTAAGTTTTCAAGACACAGTTAGATATCAACCTGGATTAAAAGAAACGTTGGTTACTTTTACTATTTTTGTCCATGGTAATGATAGGATGGATAAATTAACAGGTATTCCAAGACACGATCTTATTGCTTCTATTATAAGAGAACGATTTGCATGGTCAAATATATTTGGGATGCAAACGCACATTATATCAAATCGTGAATCTACTACGGATAACAATTACGTTGTTCGTACTCTCGTATTCCAACTTACGGACTTAAACAGTAAGGTTCAGACACCTTATGGTGGACAATCTCAGATGATGAACTATCAGTTAAGGCGGTGATATTATGTCACAGCAAAATACTGATATGCTAGATGGACTTCAAGCTGCTGTTATAGCCGAAGCCCAAAAGAAAAAAGAAAATATACAAGAATATAAATTTGATCCCCTTAAAATGTATTTTAGAGAAGATTACTTTGTTAAAGGCATTCGTATTGTACAGCCAACAATAGGTGATATTCTCAATATGGGTGAATCAAAATTTTATTCTGGTCTTTCGCCTTTTCTATATAATTCTACTTCTATTCGTGTAATGTTATGGGATTTACCACAACGAATAGATTGGTGCAAAGTTAAAGATATTGAAGTATTTGGTATGTTAAAAAGTATGACAGATACTGATAATTCTGCTATTCGATTGTTATTCCCAGATTATAGAATTGAATATATGCAGTTAATGCAGTTTCAAGAAAAAGATTCTGATAAACCTCAATTGTGTTTATATGATTCTGAAAATGATTTTATTTTAAAAGAATCTGAATATATGGAAATAGCTGAATATATCAGAACCTTGCTTAATATCCATCCAAAAATAGAAAAAGCAAGGGGAAAGACAACAAAACAATGGATGATAGATGAAGATAAAATGAATATGGCACAAAGAGATGAGAAAAATACTTCTACTCTTCTGCCACTTATATCGGCTTGTATAAATCACCCAGGTTTTAAATACAAGTTACAGGAACTTAGAGATGTTGGAATATATGAATTTATGGATTCTGTACAGAGATTACAGATATATGAATCTACTTGTGCTTTAATGAGTGGAATGTATTCAGGTATGTGTGATATGTCTAAAGTTCCAAAAGAGCAATTTAATTTTATGCGTGAATTACATGAATAGTTAGAAAGATTGAGCGATTTATATCGCTCTTTTTTAATACAAATTTTTATATTATAAGGAGGAATTATATTATGGCATTTAAACTTGGTGACGTAATTATTGACCGTCTTCAGTTCGGCTATGGTGCTACAAAGACAAAAGCTCTTTATGCATTGACACAGTTGACAAATGCAACTATTGATATCACTGCCGACTCAACAGATATTAAAGACAAAGATGGTAACTTAATTTATAGAAAGTATTCAGGTAAGAGTGGTGAGGTTACTGCCACTAATGCATTTATGAATCTTTCTGTAATTGAAGCTATTTCTGCTCAGGACGCTGAGATTGCTTCAGATTCTAATACAATTGTTATGCCTATCTTTAAGATTGTAAAAGCAGGTGAAACACTTGATATTACAGATGCTGTTGAGGATTCATTTATTGTAAATGCACTTTCAGCAAATGGTTCACTTGGAAAGGCTTATACAAAAGGTTCTGCTGCTTCTGCAACAGAATTTAAGGTAGATACAGAAACAGATCATAAGCTTACACCACCATCAGATCCAGAGGAAACACAGTACCTCGTTAAGTTTAAGAAGAATGTTAAGAGTGGTGCTAAGCTTACAATTTCTGGTGATAAATATCCAAAGGCTCATGAGTTATACTTCAAGGCTCTTGCAGTTGATAAATGTGAAATTGGAAGCTATCGTGGTTGCATTATCCATATTTCATCATTTATGCCAAGTCCAGAAGTAAGCCTTGCCCTTCAGGGTGGAGATTCACAGACAATGGATTATAAGGGTGCAATCCTTACAAATGCTTGTTCTACATCTCAGGATATGGTTGAAATCTATTTTGTAGATGAGGAAGAGGAAGTCTAATCTTTATACAACCAAAACATATTTAGAAGAGTGGCTTTCCACTCTTCTATTATATTAAGGAGATGAATGAATGAGCAAGAATGATTTAAGAACGTGTTGCGTTTGCCATAAAGAGTATTCGTTTTGCCCAGTTTGTAATCCAGAAGACAGATTTAAACCTACATGGCATTTTGCTTATTGTAGTGAAAATTGCAAAGACATTTACAATATTACTTCTTCATTTGAAGATGGACGTATGACAGATATTGAAGCAAAAGCAAAATTAGAAAAACTCGATTTAAGCAGGAAAGAATATTTTGGCGAAAGCTATAAGAATTCTATTGCTTCTATTATGAAAGCAAAAGCACAAGTTATTAAGAAAGAAAATAAAAAGACAGAAGTTAAGTCTGTCAAAAAGGATATTGTTACAAAAGTCGAAAATGAGGCTGAAAGTAATGTTGAATAGTGATTTTTAAATAAGGGATTATAACATACCGCTATTCACTGTTGTAATCCCTATTTTTTACGTTATTTATATAAGGGATAAAAAGGAATGATTAAAACAAATTTAAAACCAAGAGATTATTCAATATATGAAGTTGTAAGAATAGTTAATCCAAAGCAATATTTGTTATATATCAAAAATGGCGTATATCCAATAGATATGTATACGAGTATTGATGCGGATACAAACAACATTATTTTGGCAGTTGTATTTCTTAAAGAAGAAACAACAGAAGTCTATAAAAAATGGTGCAATCATGAATTAGTATGATTGATGTGATGTATTAAGACAATTAAATAAAGTTATAGTATAAGGAGGATTAAAATTATGACAGATTTATCATTTTTAACAAATTTTGCAGTACCGATTATTGTTGGTATTTGTTTATGTATCGGCTATGTATTAAAAAATATTGTTACAACAGATGCAGTTAATAAGTATATTCCTGCAATCATGGGTGTGTTAGGTGTTGTTTTAAATATTTGGATGAATATGGCTTTTACACCTGAGATATTACTTGGCGGTCTTGTCTCTGGTCTTGCTTCTACAGGTTTATATGAAGCGTTCAAGAATTTTTTGAAGAAGTAAGAAGGGATGGTACATATGAGTGGGAGCTATAGAAAAACTTGCACAAATTGATTATTTATTAGTCATTCTTGGGTTCTTTGCCATCTTATTTGCAGCTAAGGAAATTATTGAAATATTCAGCTATTTCAAAAAAAAATATCGCATTAAAACAGGAAACGAAGAAGATAAAGAAATTGTTGAAAATCGTATTAAAACGCTTGAAAAACACGACAATTGGCAGTATCAGGAAATTTTAAAAATATCTAAAGGTATAGATGATATTAAGGACAATCTTGTACAAAAAGAGATATCTGATATTCGATGGGAGCTTCTTAATTTTTGTTCTGCTCTTACGGGTGGGCAGGATTATAATAGAGAAGCTTTTGAACATATTTTTCGGACTTATGAGCAATATGAAAAAATACTTGCTGATAATCATATGACTAATGGATATATTGTAGAATCAATGAAAGCTGTTAGAGAAATATATCATAACAAACTTGTTAGTGGTGATTTTAGGTAATTTAGCCATAATCTTCATTATATCACATATTGTATAAACCAATGTTTATTAAATTTCAGTTATTCTATGTATAACAAAATTTTTCTTGAGAATACTTATGATATGAAGAATAAAGTTGGCGAATATAGATATAAGCAAAATATAACATTAAAGGAACTATCTCAGAGAAGTGGTATTTCTGCAACCACCCTGTCAAAAATTGAAAACAATCAAACTAATGATATTCTACTTAGTCACGCTATTACTTTATCTCATATACTAAAAGTTGACTTGTACGAATTATTTTGTATAAAGAGATAAAGGAGATGTATGCCTATGGGAATGTATTAC